GCTGCGATTTCTCAGTCCGCTGAGTCTCTGCGGTGCGGATAGTGCCTTCCAGTTCCGCTTTCTGGTCCCTAAGGGCCTCATACCGCAAACGATGCTGCTGAGTGCCGTAGGGGTCATTCTGTAGATGAGCCTGCCAGTCCGCTGCGGTGAGCTTCTGATATTCAGCTAGCTCGGAAGCAACGCCCTTCAGCACAGCCCTTGCGTCTAGTTCCGCCTCGCTGACTTCGGCTTGTTTGACTAGCTGCTGTTCGCGCTCATCAAGTGCCTTGGCTCGTTCGGCTACAGTCTGGGTTTTCTTCGTATAATCAGCCTGCATAAAGAACTCACCTTCGAGTTCCTTGGGCACCTGAAACGTTTTCCCGTTCCGTTCTACAGTTACATACTCTAGTTCGGCAACTGGTTCAAGATTGTCTTCCGGGTCAACGTCCTCGGGACGAACGACCTCCTCGATATCACTCGAAGGGGCTTCGGTTTCAACTTCCGGCTCTACCACAACTTCCAGGGTTGCTGTTTCCAGTTCGGGAAGCGGGGCGATTTCGTCGGGCATAAGTGCAATCCTCTTAGGTTGTTGCGTTGGTATCGAACCCGTTCATTGCTGGACGGCGTGATGCGGCGTTGAGAAGGGCGATTCGTTCGCGGCTATCAATCTCAGCCTGAGCGATGCGCTCCTTCATGGCGATTTCCTGCATGGCCTTTTCTTCATCGGCTGCGAGTTTCGCGGCGGTTATGGCCTTGTCCGCTTCGATGCGCGCCATATCGATAGCTGCACCCTGCTTAAGCTGCTCGTTCTCGGCAGACAGTTCCGCGATCTTGGCTTTGCCCGCCTCAAGCAACTGCTGGACCTGCGGGGGAATACCCTGCTCGCCCATAGCCTGCGGAGGGATCATGCGTTTGATGCGCTCGGCAATCTCATCAGCGCCCTGCCAATCAAGCGACTTCACCAGGATATCACCCACGAGCGGAGCCGCTGCTGGATAGGCCTGAATAAGCTGCATCATCTGATCAGCGGTTTCCTGCCGCTGTGTCGTATAGCTCGGGCCAGTCGAAACCGTAAGATCATACTTGCCAGCCGTAAGATCATGCAGAGCAATCACTGCTTGGCCGAACTCATCAACCTTGGGCTTTCCCTGCTCATCCATGACTTGGGTAGGCTGATTGACCTTGACGGTTTCTTGCGACCCATCATCTCCGATTACGCGAACAATGCGGGGAGCGTCGTATACGTGCGGAATGAGGTCAATAATGATCCGGCCCGTATGACGAATAGCTCGGGAAAGGTTGTCGATGAAATGGAAGGTGGAAACGTCACCCTCACGCTGGCGAGCCATGATAGCCCGACCACTCGTTTCGTTCGATCTGGCGCCCAAGGAGGCGTCATAGATGCCGGTAATAGACTTGATATCGTCCGAGGCGTTAAGGGCCTCCTGAAGCGCCCCAGCAGCTGCACCACCATCGAGAGGCTGACGCATTGGAGGCTGCTTGCCCTGCGTATATTCAAGGAACGGGTGCGACTTGGTATTCGCGGTCTGCCAGCGCTCTTGGTCAACGTCAAAAGCACCTTCTTCACCGATATATGGAACACGAGGTGCAAGGGCGACCAGTTCGGTTCCCGAGGTGCGCCAGAAGTTAAGCATCTGCTGCGCGTCTTTGGCGCCATTGATCAGGCTACGAAGGAAGCGCTTGCCATCGATCCAGAACTCATCCCCATAAACAGGGATAACCGGAATGTACTTACCGGGCCATTCGCGCTCCGACAGGACTTCCGCCCCCGTCATGATGCGTTGCATAACCTTGTGGCACTTGACGACGCGCCGAATGGGCTGCCCGAGTTGATCAACGTCAAGCGTAATCAGTCCTGCTTCCAAGGCCAGCGCAAGGTCGGGGTCTTCGGTCAAATCCTTCTCGTTGAAGGTGCGGCCATCGGCGCTTTTGACTAGCGTCTTTTCCGATGGTTCGCGCGTCCACCACTCAGCAACAAGAACACCATCCTCATTGAGCCAGTCACCGGTGATTTCCGTCCACGCATCGCTGTCCCAATCGGTCACAACCGCATCTGGGTACTGGCGCTTGAACTCTTCTCTCGACAGCCGATCCACGACAAAGGCGTCATTCCAATCCGAGCTATCAGCAGCGGTAGAATTGGGATCACCATACACGCTGAGAGGATTAGCTACGCGGTTGATCGTGATATCGAGATCAAAGCTATCGTCATAGGCATAGTCGATGCCAACGCGGATATAGCCAAACCCGCCACCAGTTGCGCACTCGACAGCCGTGTCATACGCAACGTCTGCGTTACTGGTGTACTCAATGTTCCTGATCAGGCCATTGATGATCTCTGCCGTCTCTGGATCGCCAAAGCTATCGACAGGGTGAACCTTGATGGATGGCTTGTTCTGACGCGCATCATTGACAACCTGACGCACAACTGGACCAAGCTTATCGATTGTCAGGCAAGGACGACCTTCTAGCTCACGCTGCTTGCGGATATTCGCAGGCCACTGATCGCGAGCGCGGACAAACAGCGTATCTTCACGATAGGCCAGCCGGTTATCCTGCTCATGCTCTTCGGCACGGTCGAAGCACTTGCGGGCGCGAGACAGAATATCGTCATCCCTACGTGGCTTTTCTTTTTTGGTTTCCTTAGCCATAGCGCTCTATCGTCCTGTGAATGTATGGGAGAATATCGGCTTCGGTTTCCGGCCATCCAGCGATATCGAAGTGCGCTTTGAGGCGTCGTGCACTGGTGCGGAGGAACTTGAGCAGATGATAGCCATCCCCCACGGTCGTTCCCATGACCTTGCGCCATTCGTTCTTGAAGAGGCGTTCTAGTTCGGACTGAGAGTTTATCATCCGAGCCACCCGCCAGATGCGTATGAGACTTCCGGACGCTTCCGACGCGGTGCAACGGGCTCTGCAAAGGTCAACACCACAGCATCCCACTCGTCAGGAGACCGAACGCCGCGCTTGCGCATTGCCTCCTTGCTTTCGATAAGAAGATAGCTGTTGCCATTGTAGTGATAGCCAGGAGAACAAGCGTCGGCCTGAATGCCGTCTTCATCGGGAACATCGGCGCCGCCCGGTTCGTCCAGCCAGTCACGAGAACGCGTCCACATCTCGGCACGGCGATTGAATGGGCCGGGGCGCTTCTCACCAGACGGGAGGACAATCTCGGATTGCTGCGGAGTGCCTGCGAAGTCGATTGGCACCCATACGCTCGAATAGGGTTCGCCCCAGCTTACGAGAAGGTCATAGACGCCCGCGCCAACGCCGCCCACATCGATAAAGCCGCGATCAAGCTTTTCCGTGTCAGTGATCTGCTTAAGCCAGTTTGCACCAGCTACAACGTCGATCTTCTGACGGCTTTCCTTCTTGACGATCTTCCGGCCCTGACGAATGACCAGCGCGAAACGATCATCACCGAAGCGAGCCGGGTCGGCGCCAGCAATGCGCGGGCCAATCGGTTCGCAGGTTTTCTTGCGGGCTCTGAGCATCAATTCAGGCTTGATGAAGCTGTCGTGCCCCGTCATCTGGAAGGCTTCTGAAGCTGTTGCTGGATATTCCTGCTTGAACAGCATCGGGTCTTTGAGTTCCGCAATCTTGTTTCGGCGCCAGACCATGTGCTCAAGAGTTAAGCCATTCGACGCATGCGCATCATAATACTCTTGCTCGTCAGCGTCCATAACGAAGTCGCTATATACAGGTCTGCGATATTCGTCCTGCCAGAACCATGGGACAAACACAGCAATATAATCCCCGATACCGGCCTCTGCTTGCTGCCAGCGCTCGTGAAACTCTCCACCAACGCCGTTCGCGGTACTCTCAAGGATAATCTCTGTCCCTGGCAAATCTGGAATAGCCTGGATCACGCCAGCGAAGTGCGATGAAGCATTGGGCCAGAATGCTGCCTCAGAGCCGTGGAATAGCTGAATGGTCTGCGAACGGCCTACTGCCTTGGTTCCTGCCGTGCCAACCGCATACCCGCTTTCGAGGCGATCAAAGAACAGTTCCTTGGCATTCGCCGCGCCCGTTGATGGCTTAACCAATGTCGGGCAATGAGCATGATACCGCTCCACCATGCCAAACAGGTTATTCGTTGCGTCCTGCTCATGCGTGAGGATGAAGCAACGAAGGCCGCGACGATGCGAGGTGCGATGATAGAACCTGCCGCCGATGTATGTAGAGATGCCCTGTTGTCGCCCTTTCAGCACGAGAGCGCGGACCTTGCCTGTTTGCTCTATCTGCGCTTCTAGACGACCGTGGAGATAAAGCTGGGCCTTGTTGAGCGTGAACGGCTCAATCGTTCCGTCCTTGGCCCTGATCTTGAGACACTTGGCTGCGTAGTGTGGATAGTTGTCTCGGAGCTTGCGGCGTATCTGACGCTCGCGCTCACTGATCATCATCCAACTCTTCTAGAGCAGTTTCGTGCGAAATGGTTAGAGAGCCGCTATGGTCGATTGCAGCAAGGCGCGCATGAATGTACGGGGCCGCCTTCTCGGCAGCCCACATGCGATCTTCCTTGTCGGATGTTTCGTCTCGCAGGAGCTTTAGCATGTAATCGAGTGGGGTAATCCCGCTCTCCTCGATAGCCTTGCGCTTCTCCGCGTTTACCTTGTTAGGAACACCGGCCTTGCGTCCAGCGCCCTCTCTTGCGCCACCTCTAGCCATTTGAATCTCGTTGAAACTTTTTCATGGTTCAGACTGCCATTAGCTTGGTCATAACCAGTTAGTTATCACTGCTCACATTCAGGTTCAAGGGCGCTCTTCCCAATGGACCTTGAGCGTTCCGCTCGTTGTGCCTGTAACTGTCAGCCGAAAGTAGTATGTGTTCGCCGCAACGCCACGCTCATCGCCTGAGTTTACGCCGACAGCGCCAGCGAAGTTTGAGTTGTCGCTTGTCTTATTACGGAGAATGTCGAGGACTGTCCCGCCCGTATGTGTCCCGCCTGCTGCGATGGAGACAACGGGGGTATAGAAGGGCGCTGGGCGTTCGGACATGTTGTTGCGCCCGAAGACTGGTAGGATGGTTGAGAATGATCCGCCCTCTGTTCCGCCCGCGACTGTCTCTAGCCTTACTTCGCCTGCAAGGAGGTTGATGCTGAGTGACCAGAGAATGACGTTGACTGGCACAACGATCTTGAACACCGTGTCAGTGGTGAACTCGTAATAGGTGCGGAACTCTCTGCCTGCGAAGAAGCCAGTCTGTCCACTGTCCACCCGAAGGCGCCTGTTTGGACCGTCCCCGCCGTCTGTCATAAGATCATTCGGGAGCGTCACGAACAGCGGGTTGTCTGTCGTATGCTGCTGATCATACTCGTCAGCAATAGTTACCTTGACGGCCATTACATCTCTCCGACGCTTAGAGATGCCGGTATGTTAATGGCGTTCTGTGGTTTTTACAAGGCTACGTTCGCAGTCCCAATCGGATAGGCGCCGAGACAAGGAACGCGGGTCAATTGCGCTCTGAAGGGCCGTCATATAGCTGATATGTCCGTTTCTAGCAGCTTCGACCAAGTGCGCATGACCTTTGCGCAATAGCCAGTCATCGGTCTTGTTCTCTGTCAGCACAGGCATGGCAACACGCTGCTTAAAAAGCGTCCCACAACCACCGTCCAGTATATCAATCCAATCCCAATGAACGGGAAGGCAATAAGCGATAGAATAGCTACTTGCCAGTCTGGCAGGGTTCTCATTTAAACATGTACCTCATGGCTAGATAGGCGAAGATCATGAACGCAATCGCATAGCATACTGATGCAACCAATCCGGCATACGCCGCTAGTTCTCCCCTTAGTCCTCTCCTCTTGGGTTGATGCCGGTTTCTTCGAATAGGCTGCGATCCATGGATTCACGCTTTGCCATATCGACGGTCTTTTTGACGCCAGCATGATAGTCGTAACCATCCTTGCTGAAGTCCATAGCCGTTATAGCCGTTGCTACTCCCTGCAATCGCTGCATATGTTCATCGGCTACATTATGTTCATTCCACGGGTTTCCGCCCATCTCATCCTCCTGATTATGCGTCTCGCAGATTGTTGGGTGTTATTGGTTTAGATTGGCTTTGGCAATCACAGGGTTAGCAGTAGATACATGGCGATTGGCGTCGCTATGATCCAAAACGCAACATATAGCTTTAGAAGCATCAATATGCCCCCAAGGGTATCGGGAATTCGTCTGGCTGGTCATCGCGAGGAAGGATCGTCAGCTTATAATCCACCTTGCCAAATTTGGTGAACGACATAGCGCATGCGCAAAGCCGCCCCCGATCTTTTGCGTCCTCAAAATCATCGCCACCCTCATAGATGGCGATCATCTCAACAGCTTCAGGCCACTCGCCTTCTATGCGACACTGTTGCTCGAACACGTCGAAACTCACAGAGGCGCGCTTCCATGCCTCATCCCACTCGCTTTCCTTGAACGCCTTCGGGTCTCCATCCGGCGTAAAGACAAAGAACCAATCTGGCCCGCTCTCAGCGTAAAGAGCATCCTCAACATGCTGAAACGGATTCGGATCGTTACGGAACTGGGATTCCTTCTTATCGTAACTCATTCTTCATTCCCTGTTAGGTTAGTGGGTTGGGCTGTGAGGAAGTCACGCTTCTTGATCAGGGCATTTATCGCGGCAGACCAGGTTCGGTCTGGACGAATATTCTGCGCTTTCATCGCCACGATCAAATAATTTATCGCACTATCGAGCTTTTTAACCTGAGCACTAACACTATCGCTCATCTCGCCCTCCAGCGCCATTTCGGATTGCCTCTACCAGCCCTCCAGTTCCAACCTCCATCAGGTGATCCCATGCCGCCTGCTCGCATCTCTTTCGCTCGTTCAGAATTGCTCTGCAAACAGCCTGAGTAAGGAAATGCGGCACATACTCGTCTAACGTCTCCTGCAACATCAGTTGGGTTTCGTCCCATAGGTCCGCAGGAATTCCATTTATCGTTGTTTCGCTCATTTCACCCTCGTTAAGATCATTGAATGGGTTTGGAGGCTTTGGAACGGGCGCGTTTGTTGCGCATGTAGTTCCGATTATAGGCTGCTTTGTCGAAGCCTGTACGAGGCCTACCTGGCCTTAGAGTAGTATCGACGGGCGGGGCTTGAGTACCCGCTGCGGGAGGGATTTGAACCCCAGACCTTCCACCGGCTGGCAGACGCTCTCCCGACTGAGCTACCAATTCGCCATTGCCTTGGGCTTCGCCTTTGTGCACGAAGCTGCCGCCCTTGGCTTTGACTTGCACGTCCTTCCGTGCTGCCATCGATTTCATGGCCGGACATGGCTGGCTTGACCAATGCCGTGTCTGGCAAACTTTGTGTAATGGCGCTTCCATGTCAAAAACATACAGTAGTTTTAATGGTAGTGCAAATGGTAGTTTGATCGGTCTACTCGCCCACCGTACCGATCAGAAGTGGGATTACCGAGGGAGGGAGGCTCGGTGCGATGGCTTTGAGGCGGGCCAAGGTTCACCACTGCCTCGGCTGTTTTGATTGGTTGTATCCGTTCGGATAGGTGCAGCCGCCTCAAACTCTATACCCTATGCGAATAGGGTCATGTACGTCACAAAGCCTGAGAACAACAGGCCGAATAGGATTCCAAATGCGATTGCGTCTTCTAGTTCCATAGTCCCCTCAAACTCTATGTTCTATTCCTTGTGGTCGTTTGGCTTTGGACGCGAATGTGGGTAAATTGGCTTT